ACGGATCCCCACGACGGACCGGGTGAGCACTGGGTCTGCGTGTTCTGCGACATTCGCCCCGAGCTGGAGTATCCACGCATGACCTATTTTGATTCGTACGCACAGGAACCTGAGAAGGAGATTGTCGAACTGATGGAACGCTGGAAGGAGCAGTGGGACACAACGAAGATTCACGGCAAGGAAATGGAGCTCACCTACAACAAGACACGGCACCAGTACCGGGACTCTGAGTGTGGTATCTATTGCATCTACTTTCACTACGCGTGTCTGATGGAGATTCCGATGGGTGAACGCATTCCCGACGAGGTCATCAACTCGTTCCGCACCATGCTGTTTCGGATTCCGAAAATATCGTAAGCACAGAAGACAATGGAGCAGTGGATACTTGTCGTGCTCATGTTGCTCTTCCTTTTGTACCTGGTTTCGGAGGAGCTGGGACTTGTGCCGCCCGAGATCGCGCCTCCCCGGATGAAACGTCTCTGCGATTACACGATTGCGGGTTCTGTCTTCGAGGACATTCCGAAGGCTCTGAAGCAGGGAAAGCGCCTGCTGGAGCTCCATGTCTTCTCGGACGAGCGCGATGAACCGGTTGTCGCGACCAAGCCGTTCAATGATGGATCGGACACCGTCGACGAGAACATCTCGTTCGAACAGGCGATGGTGGACATCGTGAACGATGCGTTCCCATCGGATGATCCGTTCGTTCTCAGCATCGTGCCCCACACGGAAAAGAGCTTCACGCTGAACCGCGTTGCGTATCATATCTCCACGACGGTCCGCAAGCACCTGGTCGATCTCAAGGAGGAGATTGTCAAGGCACCTCTGGATGCTCTTGCAAACAAGATCGTGATCGTCTCGGGCAATGTCGCAGGGACAGAACTCGAGAAGTATGTCAATCTGTCGTGGAACGGATCGTTCCTTCGCCGTCTGACTCACCAGCAGGCAATTCACCCCCGCGAGCCGAATGAGCTGTCTGCCTTTAACCGCGATCGAATCACGTTGGTTGCTCCCGAGATGGTGTTCAAGAAATTCAAAGCGAACCCCGACACCCCCTTTGCGTACGGGTGCCAGTGGAATCTCTTCGCGGATGGTCCTCCTGGGGTCGTTCAAAAAGCCTTTCTCGCGCGTTAAACAAAATGGCTGACTCTGCTCCTTCTACAGACGGTCAGATGGGTGGTCGCAAGAAGTGGATGGCGCTGGTGATGGCGGAGAAGAAGGCGCACCCCGAGTGGTCCCTGGGTCAGGCGATGAAGTCTGCGAAGAAGAAGTACCGCAAGACGGGCAAGAAGACGCGCCGCGGTGGCAACATGTACGGCATGAAGGGTGGTGCGGGTACTATCACGCCTCTCCCGCTCGCCGGTGGTCGCCGCCGGTCTCGGTCCCGGAAGCACTAAACTTTGATCGAAACTTCCCACCCAAACCCCACTCACTCATTCCATAAATACTACAGAAGCCCACTGCCGACAACTCGGCGGGTCTTCTTGTTGTCCCGGTTCTTCGTATAGCCCCCAGACATAGTCTTTCGGCAGGTCTTGCCTTTGTACGTCTTCTTGATGCATCCTGCCTTGTAGTACGCGAGGTGATGGACATAGCCCTTAAACGACCGAAGCTTGGTTTTGGTCTCCTTTGCGAGAGCTTGCATCAGCCCGTACATCCACCGCAGGTAGCCCATGCGCGAACCGAGTTCAACTTCATTCTTGTCGAGATACGACTTGAAGATCTTGCGTAGATTTCCGAAGGGATACGCATCCGCAAGATGGTGGATGAACTCGCGCTGCGTCGACATGTCATGAGGCTCGGGAGCCTCGGGGTAATTGTACGCGATCGCCATGAGGAAGTCGCGTCCGGGTATCTTGGTCGGTTTCATCTCCATGTAGCGCGACTTGATCTCCTCGAAATCGGGATCCGGTCCGGGGTCGATGACTTTCGGATCATCCTTTGCCTGTGTCCGCAGCTTGCCATTGACCATGTTGTGGATCTCGTAGAGCCACTTGCCAGGATCGCCGCGCAAGGGGTGCTTCTTGACAAACTCGGTGGTCGATGCCCGGCAGAACTTGCAAGGCAGAACATCCTTCATGTCGTTCAGGACATCATCGGGATGCTCCGAACGAAATGCAATGAGGTGGAAAAGTTGCCACCCAGGCGGGCCCCAGAAGCGGGTATCCATTGTTCTACGCGGAGACTGAAATAAAGTGTCTATGAAACTACAAACAAATGCTCGACACCAAGGACATCATCATCCTGACGGCGGCGTTCTACCTGGGCTCGGTTGTTTCGAAGTTCTTCACGGCGCTGTCTGACGGCATCATCACGCCGCTCCTCGCGCCGGCGGCGTCTGCGGGCAAGGGTGTCACGGACTACCAGGTGTCGGTTGGCGGCGTCACCCTGAAGATCGGTGAGGTCCTCACGGCGCTGGTTCAGCTCCTCATCTCCTTCTTCCTGGTGGTTGTCTCAATTGGCTTCCTCCGCACGTATTTCCTCTCCAAGATCGGCGCTTCTCGCCCGACGATGTAAAAAACTTGATACAGAGTAAGAATGGTCTGGTACAATCCGTTCAGTTGGTTCGGAAACGACGCGAATGCCGCCCCTCAGCCTCCGACTCCCGCACCCACTCCTCTAGCGGGTGACATGCCTACGACTCCGGCGGCGCCTGCTCCTACCTATGGTGGACGGCACCGCAAGGGACGGAAGCATCGCAAGACGTATCGTGGCGGCAAGAAGCACCGGTCCAAGACCGGGCGCCGTAAGCACTAAGCTGTTCCAAATCGGAAGCTCGTCCAACCATTGCGCGGATACTTTCCGTGGGCAACCTCGATACGCTTTTTGAGATCCTGTGGGTTTCCTGCGTGAATCTCGTTCACACGCTTCCACTCCTTGAATGTTTCGTTGAGCTTCGTCGTGGTAGTCGGATCCGGGGGACCATCTCCGGACGGCTCGCCACTTCCCGCCGGATCGGACAACGGGTGGATGTACTCGCGCATGAATCGCGCGATGACATCTGACTCCTCCTTGTACTCGTTCGTGAACACCTCGACCTCTGGCGGCGGAGAGAGCTTGCGCAGACCACCGCCCGACTTGTAGAGGTGGACGAGATACGCCATGAAGCATGTTGCCCACTCAATCGATACCACCTTCTGCATAATGCTCTCATCGATCGGGAGCTCATGTGGAAGCTTCGGGTCATGAACGAACTTGCTAGGGAAGTCCACGACTTTGATTCGGCGCCAGGTTCCGCCATCAACCGTCTTGACTGGCGGCTTCTCGTTGCAGCTCAGGAAGAACTTTGCCATCACGTCAAACTCCACCATCTGCTTGGAACCCGCGTACAGATCACGACACGACACCTTCTCCGAACCGGTGATCTCCTTGAGGAATCCCGTAGACAGCGGCTCGCCCTCGTCCGGCTCGGACATCGTCACGAACCGACGACCCTTCATCCGCACCATCTCCGGCGCGGCAGCCCCCGCCTTCCCGCGCTTCTGCGTGAACATCGCAATGTTCGCCTTGTAGCAGTACTCACCCATCGCCGTACCCATCAGATTCATGAGCATCGACTTGCCGTTCGAACCCGAGCCCGTCATGATATGGAACCGCTGTACGTACTCGCCCGACAGACACAACGATAGGCTCTTCATGAAGTAGGTTCGGACCACCTCGTTGGGGAGTATGCTGTTCAGAAACTTGTTCAGCTCCGCCCAACACGGGTGCGAATTGTAGATCGCGTTTTCGTTGTACTCCACGTTGGTACAGAAGCTAATGTAGTCTTCCTGCTTACCTGGGCGGAACCACGGGCGGATGTAGTTGCCGTTCACGTCAGTCTCCTCGCTGCCCAGCGTATCGAACACGCCGTTCGTGAAGGCGATGAGGTGCTTGTTCTCGTCTAGCTTCTGGAGGAACTTGGTGTCGCGGAACAGGATCTTGCACTCCCGCATGACGTTCTCCTTGAAGCTCGTAGTCTTGAGGCGCAGGCGAACCGCAGAGTACTGCTTCCGAGCCTTCTCAGCCTTACAGCTCGGACATCCGGGATCATTCTCTTTGTGAGAGCAGGCATCCATCTCCCCAATTTCCTTCAGCTTATCCATCTCCTTCTTGTGGAACGCCTTTGCTACGCGCTGCGAGAGCTCGGCAAGGAGATCAACACCATTCTCGCTGTTCTTCCAGATGTGATTGTCCCACATATACCAGTCGTTGTTCCGAACTGATGCACAGATGAACTTCTCCCGATACATGGCGTGAACCACATGCGCCACATCATTCTCCGTCGCAGTCTGCGCGGCTTCGTCGATGAGAGTGTCAATGTTGGACTCTTCAATCTTCTTGTATCCGTCGTAGTTGTCCGTCATCGACCAGAACCGCAGGCTTCCCTCTCCCAGACGCTCGCCGTCCACGCGCTCGTTAAACCCGTTCCATTTGGTTTGCATCTTCGACTCGTCTCGGCGCCCCTCATCATCTGACTTTGCCATAAAGTCAAGCCAGACGTCCTCGAGATCGTAGGGATGAATGTTCTTCAGACACTGACCTACCTTGACATACTCGTCGTGTGGTCCACTGTGTCGGAACTCGGCAAGATTCATGACGTGTGCCCGAATGTAATCCTTGCGGGTCTTCGCCAGAGGTTCGATATACCGACCAGGAGAGTCGCCCCGAGAACCCGGCATTCCACGAGTATCTGCGCGACCGCGAGAGACTGCGCGATTCGATGCTTCCGCAGGAGCCCGAGTGTTTGCCCTTCCATAATCAGTGAGAGGAGCCTCGTCGGACAGTTCTGACCGAACCGAGAACTGCTTGAGAAGATCAGGAGTAATGGTAGTCGGGACTTCGGTGTCTACACTAATCTCTCCGGAGCTCGATTCCCAGTCGAGGATGTACTGAATCTGATATGGCAACGCGCCCTCGTTTGGCTTTTTGGAACCGAGTAGAGGCCAGTTCCCAGAGTGAGCAGATGGAGACTTGTCGTAGATATCATCCCACGACTTCGTACATCCGAGATCCGGGAAGAATTCTTCCATTCGCCGCAGAAGAGACCGACGGATGCTCTGTTCGATACCAGCTCGGACCTTGATGCGTGGAATCTGGATGTGAACACCTGAGCTGGAGATCTTGTGTCCTGGATCATACGTCGGATACTCCTTCTCGAGGACGTAGATTTCCTCCGTATCCTGAACATCAACGTACTTCTTGACCTCCGCCATATACGCCTTTACGAATGCGATTACCTGCTTCTGGGTGTGCTTGTGCTCCTCTACGCGGCTGTCATACTTGAAGTCAAGATCAACGCGCAGGAAGCTAATAGGGGTTGAGCGCTCAGTGAGATACTGTGGCACGCAATTGCGGAGCTCCGCACAGTACAGCCGATAGAACTCGTCCATGTCCTTCGGCTCTACGTACCATTTGGTCTTGTTGTCGAACGACCAGAGATTGAATGGCTTTTCCTTCTCGGTGACCTGACGCCCGCCCCTTTCGGCGTCGGTCTTACCGTTTATGTTACCATTCAAGAAGAGCTCAAGTTTGGACGGCATGATACTACCTCCGACAAGAAGTTGGCCAACGATCCGTTTTGAACGAACAATTCCACTTTCGCAAAACGAAAGAATAGATCCTATCTCAAAGAAAGTAAGATGAAGTTCTGTCTGAAGTGCCGCAACGCGCTCCACAGCTATGAGGAACGAGATGGGGTCATGTATCATAAGTGCCGTGCGTGTCCATACGAGGAACCCGTGACCGGGATGGTCTACGAGAACAACCTCCAACAGGACACCTCGATTCAGATCTCGATTAATCCGTTCATGAAGGATGCCGATGTCCTCCCGCGGTTTGAGAACATGGTGTGCAAGAATGAGACGTGCCCCACTCAGGGTCGTCCGTCGAACATCGTAGGTCTCAAGCTTGACCCCGTACATGTCATCTGGCTCTACCAGTGCGCAACGTGTGGAGCCACCTGGAAGCAAGCCGCGCGCGGTTAGTCCTTGTTCGCACCGTTGCCCCAGCCCGCGTGCTGTGCCGGGCGAGAATACGTATTCATTCCCGACTTGAACCCTGTTGGGAGACCACCGGGTTGCTGAATCTTCGAAGAGGTAGGACCCACACCACCGTGCGCGATCGTCGACAGCGCATCCGGATTGTTCCGAGAATTGACCTGCGGAACCGCCTGAACCCGAGCATTTCCCCGTAGGTTCGTCTCAGATGGCGTCACAACCAGCGACGCCTGGCTGGTGCGGATGATGGTGTTCAGCATCGACGGGGTCGGAACAACCTGGTCCGTCGTCTGAATCCTGCGAGGCGCATTGCCGTTCTGGTATGCAGTCGCCGCCGCCTTGTATTTGAGGAACTGAGTGTAGTCAGAAGCAGAGAGAGTCGGCATCTTGTTTTTAGTTCACGAAAACTCTTCCGCTGTAGAACGGCGGAGACGTCCATCTCGGAAGAGCGAGCACAGAGTTCGACTGCCAGCGAGTGGTCTCCGATGCCCGCGTCTGCGAGATCAGGAACCCCTGGCGAATCGGCGCGACATAGGTGCGCGACTTGTTGGTCGGATCAGGGGTGATCGTCGCATTCACGCGACGGAACGTTGTCACCATTGAGGCATCTTGGACTTGCGGCATTTGTATGGAAAACGGAAGATTTACGGGGAAAGGTTCTTAAGGAACAACAAATGGAGGGTCACCCTGAGGTCAAGCCTGTGTTTCGCAAGGATGTTGCCGAGGCAATGAAGACTCCTCGGATTACCCGCGAGTACTACACCAAGTATGAGTTCGTCGATCTTCTGGGCATTCGTGCTCAGCAGATCGCCGAGGGTGCTCGACCGCTCGTCGATATTGCGGGTCTGAAGACATCCGACCCGCGGTTTGTGGAGTATGTTGCTCGGCGCGAGATTGAGCAGCAGAAGCTTCCCAACATTGTCGTGCGCCGCATGCCCGATGGCACTGCAGAGTACTGGAGTGTAGAGGAGCTGGAGACGATGTGGTAAATCTAACGGCGACGAGTCGTCTTGCGACGACGACCCGCATACTGAAACGCTCGCATCATCGGAAGCATGATTCCGATAATTCTCCGAACCCGGCGGGGTCTGGGTTCGTCCTCCTCTCGGATTGGCGCGTCGAGAGCGCGTTCTTGATCCTCGGCATTCGCTCGAAGCATAGCCCTGGGCGACTCCTTGAGATCCGTGAGAACATTCCGCAGAGTCGATTCGGACGGATCACGCTCGAGGTCAACAACGAGCTCACGCAGCGTCTTGCTCATCGCACCACCCCGACGCTTGGTCTTGCGACGCTTGCGTCCACCATAGGTCCCCGGAGGAAGCTCCTTGGACGGGGACTTCTTGAACGGGTCACCCGATGTCGCACCCGCGAGGTCCTTTGCGGCTTTCTCATAGAGAGCCGATGACTTCCCGGCAACCTCGTCCGACGCTCTCGGAACGAACTCTGCCGCACTTACCGACGGTTTCCCGCCCGGAGATTTGGTCTTTTTATACGCCTCAACCGCACCTGAACCCGCCGGTGCCGCCATTTGTGTAGTCTTCTGATTATTTACGCCGACGCGTGGTCTTTCTGCGACGACCGCCTCGACGACGGGACTTCTTTCGCCCACCATAGGTGCCCGGCGGAAGCTCTTTCGCAGTCGTCGATTTGAAAGGATCCGTATGCTTTGCCGCCTCGAGCGTGTTTTTTACTGACGCGACATCACGCAGTGCCGACTCATCCATCAAGCGCGGGGATGCAGTAGGGACGAAGTCCTTCACGTAGACTCCCGGAGCAGGCTTCCGTGCCTTCGTATTTTTATACGCCTCAACCGCACCTGAACCTGCCGGAGCTGCCATTTGTGTAGTCTTCTGATTATTTCAGAACGACAGCCACTAGAATCGCCGTCAGCATGAGGAAGATACCGTCATTCCATCCATGCTCACGAGACACTGCGAGTTTGATTCCCAACATATCTTGGAGTCCTCCAAGACCTGTTGTGAGAAACGCCATACCCACCAAGAACACCAGAAGCCAATACTTGAACGCAGACATCTTTACTGAGGACCCGAGAGTTTCTCCAGATCCTCCGCAGACGGAGGATACAGAAGGGTCACAGGAGACGGCGTGGGAGGAGCCAGTGGGCGCGGGGGACCGTGCGTTACCAGCTTCATCGCCATCGCAATGTCGAGACTGTTGGTCGGAGAGAACCGAGCCCGGTCCTTCTCAATGTCCTTCGCAACTTCACCTTCCACGGTGTTCGCAGCAGGGATCGCGAGGAGTCCGAACAGAACAATCAGAACAAGAATGGAACTCAGAAGCCAGTACTCGCTTTTCCGCAGAGTGAACTTCATTGTTTCTTCGGGCAGACAAGAAAAACGGAACCGGTTGCTCTAACAAGAGAACAGTACAATGAACTACTGCATCCCAATGCGCTGCGTCTGCAATCTGCCCCTCGCGGGAAAGTGGGAGACCTACCAGGAGATGGTCAAGCGCTTCCGCAAGGCGGAGGGACGTCCAGAGAAGGGTGACCTGGTCTATCTCGATCGCACAACGATCATCACGGCAGAGGGTCGAGCCATGGATGAACTCGGTTTGACGCGCGAATGCTGCCGTGTACGATTCCTCGCCCATGTGGGAAAGTGAGGACGAAAATGTACGGTAAGAGTAAATGTCGTCCTACAGCGAGTACCTGGGGCGTCTGAAGCAGAGACTCCCGCAGTATATTGACACCCGCCCCCATCGCGATGCGGGGCATCAAACGGAGGTTGTGAAGCGTCTTGCGGCGTCAAGAACTCTGGAGACGCCGGCTGATGTTTTTTCCGGAAATATGATGCTGAATGCGCCATCCACTCAGGTCAATTCAGTCTACAAGGGTGGTCACAAGGTTCAGGATACGGAAACCTACAATCTGTACACTGCGGGTCAGGCTGTGGCACAGAGCTCGACTCTTGCAAACACGAAGGCGCCGCAGATCCAGGCGACCTGCTATTCGTCGACCACGGTTCCCGAGATCAATGACCGGTTGGCTGCGGATTCCCAGCTTGCTGCGGTTCAGGCGGCAAAGAATACGTATTCCCGGGGCTGGAACAGCGCGAACTGTTGTAAGGTGTGTGGTGAACCGGTTCAGTTTACCACGGCATGCCCTTGCTCATTGACAGCGACTCAGCAAGCCGGATTCGTCGACGTCAAGCGTCGGTTTACCACTCCCTCCTAAAACGAATTTGGTTTCACCTAAGTTGTAGACAGTGGTTGGAAAAAATGGAACTCTCCCGACTGCTTCACGCGATCCTCCTCCGGAGCCCAACGAACCTCTTTGACGAGTTCCTGGTGGAGTGCCAGAAGCACTACGAGGCGCCTGCTCACACATTTGTGGAGATGCGCACTCGCGACAACAAGAAGGTCCGTGGGGACATCTTTGAGGAGTTCTGCGTGCTGTATCTG